ACTGCTCGATTTCAGATTCGTCATCAGAATCGCTAGACCCACTCTCATCGGCTTCCATACGTTTTAGACGAAGTTTGGGCGCCGAGAGTACGATTGGCTTCGTTTCCGTAGGAGAAATTTCGGGTTCCGCTTCGCTCATCTCTGAGTCTTCCGCAAGAATCGTATTGATCTCTTCGACGGCTTCAAAATCACCGATATCGATCGACGATAATCCTTCCGTCAAAAACTGCGTACTTTTATCGTCCGCGTTATCTTCGTCATCCTCTTTATGTAAACGGAAGAGTCCGAGACGTTGATTTCGTCGCCACCACGGTTCTTTACGCATACTATTGTACTCGTCGGAGATATTGAATAAATATTTTTCGGCGCGTGCGGAAAAGGTTCCAAAACTTCGGCACCAGTGGGGCGATATGCGCGCATCGACGAGACGATTCGCGATGGTCGCGAAGAGCGCATCGACGTACGCTTCGTTCATCGGATCGTTGATTTTCGCAAGCGCCGTTTTCCATAAATCGCTCGGAGCCGATAAAGCGCCGTCGTCCGGCCAGATATAGTCTCCTTCCATCGCGGAAATCGGATCCAATAAATGAATACGTTTAACGAATACCGGTAATTCCTGTTTTTCCGTAGTATGAATGGTCGCATAAAATCCTACATCGTGGCTCATCGATTCGATGAGAGATCCATTCATACCAAGCCAGCAATGCTTGACATTTTCGTTGGAGCCTCCGAATTCCGGCTGAAGACGTTCGAGTATTGAGAAGAACGACTGGGCTTTACGAAATTCGGGTAACGCCGAAAGAATGACGTCCGGAATCGGTGCTCTCACGGGCGTAATTTGGAGCGATGTTGGAAGTTCAGATACATCCGGTTTCGCAACGATGCCGCGTTGTATTGTTTGTTTAGGAGCAACGGGTTTTCCTCCTCTTCCGCCTCTTCCGCCTCCTCCGCCTCCTCCACGTCCTCGCCGAGGTATCGGTCTTGCGGGCATTTCTAATCGTGATACCGGGTCTATATTTTGAAGACTACCGCAACGAAAAAATTGAGCGTTTCAACATTCCATTCAATTAGTTACAATGGGTACTTGGTCGTATCCGTTATTTGCGACCGTGAATGAGAAAACGCCGGATGATTATGTGATTACCCTCGCAGATTTGAGCGCGAAGGATATTCAGGGCTGGAAGCATGCTGCGTTCTTCCATCTCGTGAAGACGACGACCGGCTGGGAGGAACAACCGACCTGGACGCTGACCGAATTTATGCGGACGCATTGCGATACGCATAAACTTATGGATCATATGGATAATGCGACGATTCAACTCTGGTTGAATCTGTTTGCGTATCTACACGGTAAATATCCAAGTTTAAGTGTAAGATTTCATTTCTTCTGTTCGGATAGTAACGAACCATATTATTTTAGCGTCGATAAGACCAGCCCGCAGACACTCCTAATGTGCGTAGGACAGAGTGAAAGCCAGTTGTATATGGTCCCTGATGCGGAGGGAGAGCGGGAATTTAAGTTTGTAGTCGCGAAGTACGCGCATCGTTGGAAAGACGCAAGTTTTCGGTGTCTGTCACTTCGCATCAATCCCTTATCATTATGGTGAGTTCAAAAAAAAATGTTCTTAAAATATATAGGGATGCGTATTGGTATTGTCGGCGGAGGTTTTGTAGGCAGTGCGACAGCGTTATTAGAATGTGATGCGATTGAGGTGCGAATTTTTGATAAAGATCCGCGGCGATGCTTACCGCCGTTAACGACTATACATGATCTGGTCGGACTCGATTTTGTATTTGTATGCGTACCAACTCCGTCGTACGAAGACGGTCGTTGTAATACGACAATTGTAAAGAATTGTATTCAGGAACTGAAATCGGCTGGCGTTACGAATATTGTTTTACGTAGTACCGTGCCTCCTGGTACGAGTAAAGAACTGGATGTGATGTTTATGCCCGAGTTTTTGACAGAAATAAATTGGCGGAACGATTTTTTCCAATGTACGGCTTGGATATTTGGCGCACGGCATGAGGAGGAAAAAACGTTATTTACTTCTTTAATTCAAGCGGCGTATTCGTGTGGAAAAATTAAATCGAATGATATTCAATTTACCTCTACGACCGAGGCAGAACTCGTAAAATACACTCGCAATAATTTTTTAGCACTCAAGATAAGTTTTTATAACGAAATATATCAGTTATGTAGCACCATCGGATGTGACTACAATACGGTTCGCGATTGCGTCACGCGGGATACACGTATCGGCAATAGTCATAGTTTAGTTCCAGGATACGATGGACATTTTGGTTTTGGTGGTACTTGCTTACCGAAGGATACCGCGTCTCTAGCGACATTTATGAAACAACGGGGTGTCGAGTCGCCGATTATTGATGCGATGGTGTATCGTAATAATGTAATAGACCGCCCCGAAAAAGATTGGCAAAAAGATCCTCGCGCGTTCACACAATCTTAGACCCGCGGGTCTCGTAAAAATTTGGTTTCTCACAGAAAGGTATCAGAATGTCATATGCGCCAGGAGGAGGAGCAGGAGCAGTAGGAGCAGTAGGAGGAGCAGGAGCAGTAGGAGGAGCAGGAGCAGTAGCGGTCGCAGGCGCAGGAGCTACGCTGAGCGCAATTATGCCTACAGCCGGTGACGCGAGTCAGCGACCGACCGTCAATCTCCGGCTCTCTAAATTCAATATGGGAATGATACCCGACGACGCCGTCGTCGTGATGATTGGTCGTCGCGGAACTGGTAAATCTTATTTGATTAAAGATCTTGCGTGGCATAAACAGCGGTTTCCGATTGGAACCGTGATTTCCGGTACAGAAGGCGCGAATGCATTTTATTCAACCATCGTACCTAGTTTATTTATCCACGAAGAATTCAATACAAATATCATTAGTAACGTACTAAAACGCCAAGATGCGATTACGAAGCAAATTCGTAAAGAAAAAGAGACGCGCGGTACATCGGCACTGGATCGCCGTGCGTTTATTATTATGGACGACTGTATGTACGATAATAAATGGATCAGTGATAAATATATACGCTCGTTATTTATGAACGGTCGGCATTACGGACTGTTATATATTTTAGCGCTCCAGTATGTGATGGGTATTCCGCCGGTGCTACGAGGACAGGTGGATTACGTATTTATTCTACGCGAAAATCAGGTGAGCGCGCGGAAACGTATTTATGATCAATTCGCAGGTATTTTTCCAACGTTTGAATTGTTTTGTCAAATTATGGACCAATGTACCGAAAATTACGAGTGCTTAGTGATTCATAACGGCGCAAAAACGAATCGTATTGAGGATTGCGTTTTTTGGTACAAGGCTACGCCGCATCCGGATTTTAAAATCGGATCGCGCGAGCATTGGATTAAATCCGCAGAATACGAGCGACAGAAAGAAATCGCTGAGGCGGCGGGAGAAACGGGACCGACACTCACGGCGGGAACCGTCGAGCGCAAAGGACCGGTTGTACAAGTCAAAAAATACTAGGTAAAAAACGGCGAAATATCTACACCATTTTTCCGATCGGAGCGGACGAGTTTAATATACGGTGTTTTACGGGCTTCTTCAGGATGATCGCGTAAGCATTTCATACGATTCTCCATACCGCATATATCCTTTAACATATCGTGCTCGGCCGGATTGATAATCATAGGCGGAATCGTCGATAATTTCTTCTGTAGAATGTATTGTAAGCAGGCGTGTTGGGTTAAATATACATCGGTATCGACATGGGTATCCCATACCAAATGAAGGTCAATATTTTCAGCGGTTAAACGTCGTTTATACGCTAAAAAGCCTATCGTCACGGCCTCATGATATTCTTTGAACCATTCACGTATTATGATGCTATTGCTAGGAGCCATAATAAACCAATTTTCAATATACAGTGATAGATTTCTGTTGGAAGTACAGTGGGGCTTCGTATTTTGGAAACTAAATCCCGTCATGTGACTGTGTCGTTCCAGACTCTGACGATGTAGGCGATTCAGAGCATCTGGATCATTCACTAGAATCGATGCGTCCATCCATACGCCGCCGTATTTGGATAATAAATTTAAACGTATCCAATCGGCCTGATGTTGGGGTTTCAGAGTATTGTAATGTTTCGGATATTCGTAGTCATCGATAAAATTAGGAAGTAGGGTTTTATTCAGAAACCGAATATCCCAACCTTTCAGATTCGGAATATTGTAAGTATGAATTTGTTGAATAAGTAGCGGTACATCGGGCGTATCCCAATACATCCAAATAATTTTTGGAAGATTGTACGGAGCAGGATATAAATATACACAGAACGAAATGATTACAGCGGCGAGAAGAATATAAAGCAAAAAGGAATTTCGTTTCATCGTTCCTTACATTCTGTAAATAATTTAGTCCACCTCCTCGATAATTACGAGTGTTGCGCGAACCGTGTAGAGTAGAATGCCCATTGTAAATATAAAGAGCGATGACAGCAAGATTTCCGCACGGAACATTTGTTGTACGCACCATAGTAAGAAGAGAAATATCCATCGGCATAGTTGAAGAACAACGTAAGTTAAACATATGGTGATGACGGGAGTAAATACAATCGTTACCGGATACACATTGCCGTAGGTATAGAGGAATACGAGAGAAATAACGGCTGTCCAGCCGCCGAATCCGATCGCATATTCAAGAATATCCATTGCCTCTGAAGCCGTACATTTTTGAGCGACTCATTTTTTCGCAGAACTTAGACGATGTAATTTACACCTGTACTTCCAAATCCGCCTGTACCGCGTAGGGTCTCGCCACCTGGGATTTCATCGACAATTTGGATATCGTCGAAGGGAAGTAGATCCGGTGAAGATAATTGGAAGAGACGAGTACCCATCTCTACATGCCAACAAGAGTCACTAATATTATCAACCGCGGCTAGGAGAGGACCGCGGTAGCCGGCGTCAATCAGTCCGACGGAATTTGCGAGTCGCAGCGGAGTTTTCGAAATCGACGAGCGAGGTAGCATCCAGTAGGCGCGAAATTGCTTCAGTCGCGTATCAAACAGCGCGGCGGAGGCTTTCTGATGAATCTTCAATACGCTATCGCCTACGATACACGCTTCACATACGAGATCGAAACCGGCATCCCGCTGATCGTAAGGCTTTGCGAGATAGGTTTGGGCGGCCGCGGTATAGAGTTCTTTCAAATCAGTCTTGATGTAGAGTACGTACATGTTGATACATATCACCATGTATGTAAAAGAGCGTTCATTTTTTATCATGTCGAGGCCGATGCGCGTTCACGCTTCCGCGCAATCGCTAGATCCTCGCCTGCGAACATATCGGTTGGTGCGCCTACCGATTCAGAACCCGCGCCACCAATTACCGACGTATTTCCGCGTACTTTATTGCCTGCTAGGCGGTCTTTCTTCGTTTGCGCATAGTACTCGTCGCGCTGCGAC